TGCAGCCAAGGCCAAAGTTGATTTCTGATAAATCGATGGTGATGCTCATGCGATGATGGGGTTAAGATTGAGGAAAAGCCAATCCACCAGCCGACTGCGCAGCAGCGGTGATGCTGGTGACGAGATCATGCAAGCGCACGCAGCATTGCAGCATGGCCTGTTTGGGCGTCTGACAGTTAAATTCAGATCGCACGTCGATGGATGCGCCCTTGGCCGAAGAATGCACTTCGACACTGCACAGCCAGCCTTTATCCATTCGGGACAAACGAGGCTTGCCATACGCTGAAAGGGCGACAAGCCCGTCATCGACAGGTGTGTCTAGGGTGATTTGATCAATGGTGATGCTCATGGTCTGATTGTCTTGCGTTGCGGCTCAATAGCCAAATTCCTGCTCCGGCCTGCGCTTCAAGCGGTCGCGATTCAAATGCCGTGGCCCAGCGAGGCAGAAATAGCGCCACACATCCACGGGGTCTTTGCAGGCTTCGTCCTTGCGTTTGGTCTGCTCGGCGTAGTCGGGAATGGTGAAGTTTTGCAGGCCGAAGATGGTGTTGGTGCATTCGCGGTTCACGCGAGCTTTGGGCTGCATCAGGATCGTGGTGGCAAAGGCATCGCGCACCAGCGCCAGGCCTTCCTGCACGCGCACGCCATCGGGCACGAGGATGGTGAAGCCATTGGGCAGATCGTAGAACTCCTGCTGAATCGTTGCTCCGGTGGCTCCGCTCTTCCACTGGCTCCAGCGAGGATCGCCATACGTCTCGAAGGGCTCGGCGCACAGAAGGGCATCGCCGCTTTTGACGGGATGCTGAACGACGCGCCCCTGCCACTCGCCGCCGGTTTCTTTCATTTTCTCCAGCAGGCGATGCCGCATCTGCCACACCAGCTCGGCATACTGCTCGAAGTTCCAACCGAGCCGCAGCTTCTGCGCCGGGCCTTCGTCGCCGTTCATGCGGTCCTTTTCGGACATCACAGCCCACGGGCCGGGCATCATGTCGTCGATGGCGATGCTTTCGCACGGCCATTCCTGCGCTTGCCAGAACCGGCCCATCGGATCGACAATGAACCAGCCGATGAAGAACGGCTTCGCCTCTGCGCCGTCGATGATCTCGTAGAGCGTGCCATCACGCGGCAGATCCTTCCAATCGCACAGATGCTGCTCCGGTTTCCACACGGCCTCGAATTCACTGCGGCTCGCCGCCTCGGCGTCGCCGTAGAGCTTGATGCGGATGGTCTTCTCATCGGCTCCGGCGTAGTCCTTGGAAAGTTGGGGATAGACGTTGACGTATTTGTTCGCGGCGGTGTGCAGGTAGCAAACCAACCGCGTTGGCTCCAGCGGATACGCGATCTTCGGCACACGCGGATCTTTGCAGCCGCCCTTTGCCGCCAGCTCGGGGGCGATGACCTTGAACTTGTCGGGCTTCACCGCGCCCTGCATGAAGTAGCGCACGGTGGGCGTGAAGCCTTCCTCCGGCGTGTAGGTGATGAGATGCACGCCGTGCATGAGCGCCCCCAGCAGCTCGCCATGCGGCCGTTTGGCACCGGGCACACCGTCGGCCAGCGGCACGAGGTAGCTTTCGAGGGCAAGCATTTGCTTCCGGTGCTCATCGCGCTGCGTTTCGATGGCTCGCGACGCAAGACGATCTTTGAGCGCCTTGACGTGATCGACGGGAATGCCTTCGTCCGACCACACAAACGTGAGCGCGTAGCCTCGGAAGCTCTCCAGTTCCTGCGTGAAGAAGCGAAACTGCACCATGCCGCCGCCGGTGTAGCGCTCGCCATTGGCCCCGGTGACGATGAGGTAGCGGCTGAACTGGTTGTCCGTGAACTTGCCGCCACTGAACTTCGCCTTCTGGTGCTTGTCCTGCTTGATCTTGCCCGCTGCACCGCCGAGCGCCTCGGGCGGCAAAAAGGACTCGATGGGCTTTTGCTGAAGATTTTGTGAGTCCTCCTCGCGCCTCGACATGCAAAACACCGTGGCCTTTTGCGCATGCTTCCAATGCTGCACCGCCAGCGAGGCCGCCACATGCGTTTTGCCCGCACGAATCCCGCCGCTGACGAGCACCTCCAGCACACGCCCTGGATGCTCCAGCCGTTTCCGGCACAGCTCCAGCAGGAACAACCACCAATCCTGCGGCACCCAGCCATGATCCAACGGCTGCTCCGCCATCTCGCGGATCGCATCCGCCCGCGCCGCCACCGCCTCCGCCGCGCCTTCCTCGCCCAGCACCAGCAACTCATCCAACGCCAACGGCTCAATGACCGGATGCGCCTCCTGCCCTGCATGCAGGGCTTCAATGACGAGCTGGGTGTCTGGGTTTGTCATGTTAACTCAGAATAGCGGTGGGGTTAATTCAACTGTTCTCCTCTTTTTGGTGCGCTTGGATTTTTGAACGCGCGGATTCAAGCTGGCTGATGGCGTTATTGATCCACATCACGCAGTCATCCCATTCGCCGTCGATCCACTTTGATTTTGCCCATTCGCAATCATTGACAGCGGTTCCGATATTCAAAACAGACGATTCAAGCGCCGGAATCGGAGAACCAGGCGATGGACGACGACCCCCACAGCGGCTTGGAGCATCAGGGTCTTTTGGCTCTGGGGTAGGTGTCTGGTCACTCATGGCTTTTTGCTTTGTTGTGGGGGCTCGTCATCTCATCGTTGTGTGCATTTCCCTCACAGTTCAAAACGGAATGTCATCGTCTTCCATGCCGTCGGCCATGGGTGCCTCGCTGCCGCTGGTCACGGGCGAGCCTGCGGCGGGGCGCGCGGTGCGCTGGCTGCCGCCGTGGTCGTCATACTCGCGGGCATTGCCGAGAATCGGGAACTTGGGCGGATTGGCGCTTTCGCGCTCGGCTTTGGTCGTGGGCTCGCAGATCCAGTGGGTGTTTCCAAAGTCGTCTTTGCCGTCGCGATTTGGCACGAGTGAAAGCGAGAGGTAAACGCGCTCCGCATTTTTGGGCGATGGCTTCGCGCGGGCTTCGTCGAGGTTAATCACAATGCAGTCTTTGCCTTTGAGGCGCAGACGATAGGCACCTTGCAGCTTGGCAAGGTCGAGATAGGCGTTGAGTTTATTGGCCATGATGTGTGTGGGTGTGGTGTTTGGGAGTTGAAACTTATTCGGTTAGGCCTTCGGCCCAATTATCGTCTTTGCGCTTGCCGCCTTGTTTCCGCTGCACGGCCTTGGTTTCGCGCTGGTAGCCCGCTTGGTAGTTGCTGGGGTTGTTGGAATACAGGCTGTCCGTCCAACTGCGGAGGCGGAAGATGCTCTTGTCGAAGTAGAACACGAGCGGGTTGCCATCGGTGGTTACGGGTCCGTCTTTGTTCTTGGCCAGATCGAAGCCCATGAACTCATCGGCGCTCACTTCGCCATTGTCGCCACCGCCAAAGCCTTCCGGCGCATCGCAGATCAAGCCGATGTAATCGGCGTCCTGCTCAATCTGGCCGCTTTCGCGAAGGTCTGCCATACCGGGGCGCGACTTGTCACCCTCACGATTGAGCTGGGCTAGTGAAATCACCGGGATGTCGAACTCATGCGCGAGGTGCTTCAGGCCCGTGCTGATTTCGGCGATCTCGGTCTGCCTGCTCAACTGTGCCCGCTTGGTGTTGCTACTCAGAAGTTGCAGGTAGTCGATCAGCACGATGCACTTGGGCAGCTTGTCCGTCCGTTCAGGCAAGCGCTGAATCAGCATGCGGGCCGTGGCACGAAGCTCTTGGATGCTCATGCCAAAGGATTCGTGCAGGTAGATCTGGCTGCGGGCCAATGTCTTGACTGCCTCGCCCATCTTCTGCTGTTCCTCACGCTTCATCATCCCATCGCGAGCCTTGGAAATGGGCACCTGCCATTCGTTGAGCAGCATGCGCCGCGTAAGGGATCGGTCTGTTGTCTCCAGTGAGAAGAACAGCACAGGCACCGGCGTCTGAGCAAATTCCTTGTAGTGCCCGCGCCCCGTGCCGACATTGAGCGCGATCTGACAGGCCAGCACGGTCTTTCCTCGTGAAGGTCTAGCAGCAATGACAAACAGTCCGGTCTTCAACCCCATCGTGATGCGGTCCAGATCGGTGAAGCCAAGCTGCAAACCGCCTGCGATATGGCCTTTGTTCTGATACGCCATGTCGATCTCTTCGACCACCACGGGCAAAACTTCACGGATATGTCGCGTGCCACGCTTGGAAGTCTGCTCGTGCAGGTTGAACAAATCGCCCTCCGCACGCTCCAGCGCTTGTTTGCAATCCACGGTGCTGTCTTTGGCTGCCGCGGCCATGGCCCATGAGGCTTTCAACATGCCGCGCCGCATGCGGAACTGCTCCAGCGTCGCAAGATGCTGCTCCAGCAAGCCCTGCGTGACCAGCGTCAGAGCAAATAAATCACTGATTTCCGACGCTCCGCCAACCATGTCGAGTTCATTGCGATTCCGCAGCATGCCGGTGAACGTGATGACATCCGCCGTGGCACCGGAAACCGCCAGCTCTTCGATGAGAAAATAGATCGTGCGCCGCCCCTCGTGCAGGAACAAATCATTGCGCATGCGGCGGCCGTGCTGGTGCCAGATTTCTCCAAGAGCACCGGCCTCCAGTGAGTTCAACAGCATACACAACAGCCATCGCTCGCTCTCGGGAGCCTCTGGCATGCGGATATTGAGCCGCGGATCATTGGCAATCGCCTCCTGCTCGCGGCGCTCCTGCTCGATAAGTTCCTCCTGAGTCATGCCGCAGCTCCTTTCATGGCGTTGTAGATTCGGGCCTTGTCAGGACGCTCAAGCATCGCCCACATCGTGTGGTCATCGACCCAGTGAAGGCCTATTTCTTGAGCCTTGATCCGCCATCCTAGTGGCTCCTGAATGACCTGCGACCGCGCCACCCCTTCTTTTTTTTGCGGCCCAAACGTCTGCCAGTGCTTGGCAAGGGCAGACGGGCTGAGCGTGGCATTCTTCCACTTCTCGCGGTAAACCCTGGCCGCCTGCCGGATCATTGCGGCTGTCACGTCCGGGCAAACCTCGCGAATATCCTTCAGCGCCTTGGCCGCCTCGCCCCACATCGGAGCCGTAACCGACTCCACGGAACCGCCTCCGACTACGGCCAGTGCATCCAGCACGTCATTGCGCTGCCGCGCCCCTTTGTTTTTTTTCGTGTCCGAACCGGCGGGGGGCAGATGTGGCGGATCGGCAGGAGATTCGAGGGTCAACTCGGGCTCGTCGGCGTCAGCCGACAAAGATAACGTAGGAGACGGAGACGGAGACGGAGACGGAGACGGAGACGGAGACGGAGACGGAGACGGAGACGGAGCACCGTTTTTTGATGCGTTCGCAGATGCGTCGCATGCGTTCGCATGTTTTGGCGTGCGTTTCGCATAGCGTTCGCATTGTTCTGCGTGCGATTCGTAGTAATCGGGCATCATCGCCTTGGCGGATTCAA